GCAGCACGCAGTGCCAATTGCACGTCAGTGGAGGTGTTGTCTGCCTCATCGATAATGACCACCTTGTGGGCGGCACCAGAGGTCAATGAGACGGTCGTGGCAAACTGCCTGACCTTGTTCCTCACAGTATCGAGAAAGCGTCCCTCGTCTGAACCATTAATGACGATGTAGGACGCACCAATCTCATCGCATACCGCTTTGGCAACTGTGGTCTTTCCCACACCAGCAGAACCACAAAGGAGAAGATTAGGGATCTCTTTTTGAGCAAGAAAACCTTCAAAAGATTTTTTAATATTCACTGGAAGAATACAGTCCTCAATAGTATGAGGACGATATTTTTCCACCCACAAAAATTGTTTATTCATCAAGGTTCAAGAGCAATATAATATGTGAGATCAAGAGAAGTGTGCTTCCACTCTGTGATTAAATGCTTGGAAATTTTCACACGATAACTTCCAGGAAGCAAACGAATGTTTTCCATCTTCATGAAAAACTCATACTCTCCAGTATTATCACCAGGAAGTTCAAGAGAAAATACATTGCTGGTTTCATTTTCTTTATCTACCAAACTGAGGACAACAGATCCTCCAACAGAATGAAACCTAAGATCAGCAATACTATACACTGCACTTGCTTTATGGAGTGCAGTGATATCTTCCTGACTAATAGTGAACTCCATATCAGCACCAGGAAACTTGATGTCTTTTTCTGGTGCTGCTTTTAGTGTGATCTCGGGACTGGAGAAATAATACTTAGCACTGCGACCACCACCACGAATGGTTACATACTCTGCATTATCAAAATCGAGAACTGCGTTATCAAATAGAGATAGACCAGCGAGGAACTGGTTCAGATCATAGATACCGAAAGTTTGGGGGAAGGTTTCTGCACAAGTGTATTGTGCAACTGCATTCTCACCAACACTAATCGTCTTCAACTGATTACCTTCACGAATCAGGATAGAACCGTTGATGGTAGAAAAGTTCTTCAATACCATCATGGTCTGAGGAGAAATAGTTACGTTACTCATTTAAACTCCTGGAGACCGTTTTGAGTGCGAGAATAGTGGTTGTCAAAGTGAAGCAGCAGCATGGCGTAATGAATAACTTTGAGAAGGTCTCGCTTGTTAAGTCCATCCTTGTCGCCATATCGACTGCCATACTTGAGGATGTTTGCTTGACAAAACCCAGAGGCAAGTTTCTTTGCCGCCATCAAATCAATAGTTTGAATGTCATCGTAACCATCCTCATCGCCACAGTAGTGACCGTGATAAGTGCTGATCACATACTCTTCAATGTCCCTGAGGATTTTATCCTCATTGTATTTCCATTGCATAATCATTCCTCCAATACATAAGACAGATCACTATGATAGCACTCTTTGATCGTGCCGTCAAGTGTTTTAACAAACAGTTTAAGGTGATGCCCACCAAGAATCTTTACGGTCTCGCCGCTTTCAAGAACGGCGAGATTACCAACATACCCATGAAACTCAGATAATTCCTTCTTCATCTTCATTTGTGGTTTCAACGTTTTCATCAATTGCATTGTAGAGAGAAAGGAAAGATTGCTTGGTCTCATCATCGAAACGATTCACACAAACTTCAATCGCTTTCTTACGCTTGGTAAAGATGCTGTAAGCACGGATAATGTGAGTGAGACGACGAGTAGAAATCACTTCATCGACGCCACCATCCTTAAAGGTCTTGCGAATTTGCTCTGCCCAGAAAGCAAGCTTCTGACAGAACTCTTCATCGAGAACACCAAGATGTGCAGACAGTTTCTCCAGGATCTTCTGTTCAATCTTAGGAGTGGGATACTCCTGCTCGAAAGTAAGAGCAAATCGCTCAAGGAATGCTTCGTTCAGCACATTGGTGCCAATGAAGCGACCATCATCAGAACCTTTACCCTTAGTGTTAGCAGTGGCAACAATAGTGAACCCACGAGCAGGTTTCACATAGCGACCAGTTTTCTTCAAGAACACACCCTTACCTTCAAGGATGGACTGCAGACACATAATCTTGTTAGAAGCAAGATCGATCTCATCCAGAAGAAGAACAGCACCACGCTCAAGTGCTTCGATCACAGGACCATTGTGCCACACAGTGTTGCCATCAACAAGTCGAAAACCACCGATCAGATCATCTTCATCAGTTTCGATCGTGATGTTCACACGGATCAATTCTCGCTTCAGTTGAGCACATGCTTGCTCAACACTAAAAGTTTTACCATTGCCAGACATGCCAGTGATGAACACAGGATAAAAGATCCCAGACGAAAGGATTTTCTTAACATCACTGAAGTTACCAAAGCTGACGAAGTTATCATCTTTTTCAGGAACAAGGTTTACTTTTTCCACAACTTCAACTGCAGGTTCAGCAGCAGGTGCATTGTAAGTTTTCTCAAGTTGATCTGCAGTCAGCGACCAACGACCATGACCAACTTTGTATTGATCAAGACGCTTAGCAATAGTTGGGTGAGAAACATCAAAATGTTCTGCTGCGGCGTAGACGGCATTAGTGCCGAAGTCGTTGCCATAGTTTTCAGAAATAAAAGCAGTCAGTTCGTTCATGTTGATCTGGGACATGCGAGGCATAACAAAAATCTCCGTTGATTGGGATGTAACCATTATAGGGGTGATTCCACCCCAGATTGGGGTGGAGTGGACAGTTTCAAGATTGGACTTTGACAGTCCATCCACCTGGACTAACAATCTCAGTCGCACCAGAAGAAATCAAAGAAATAATTTCAGAAACTTCTGGATTAGCAGTGGATTTAGTATCCGAAGTGATACTAAATTCTTTCTGCTCAAATTGCTCAATTGCATTTTCTACTGACTTATCAAATTTCTTTTGTGTTTCTTTTTGATTTTTAATTTTTTCTTTTACAACAGTTGGAAATGTTGTTG